GCTTCAAGAGTTTTATTGGTGAGGGTGGCTACCGCCGTTGCTGAAATACCGGGGGTGCCATTAACGGTAATTGCCATTAGGAAATCTCGCTTCCGTATGCTTGAAATACACCATTCGTATCCGATGCGTAGACTGAAATTATATCTCCCGCATCCAAAGTCATACCTAGTGTGTAGGCGGTGGTGGAGTTTGCTGATAACGCTGCGTCATACGCAACATAATGTTTGTTAGCAATCGCCTCACCGTTGGGGCGCACCGCGATGCGATAAGTGATACCAGAGGCAGAAAGATTTGCCACCGTGATTGTCGAAACGACTGTTTCCGTCGCCGCTGGAACGGTATAAAGCGTCGTCAGCGTGGTCGCGCTAGGGTTCGACTGCCCTAGAACTTTATATGCTGTTGCCATCTGGTTATCCTCCGATGAGAAGCAATGGGTTTATTGTACCCGACGCATTATTTTGCGCCGTGGTAGCAGAGTTGGATGCGGATGTTTCTGAAGCCTCAGCAGAGGTGATAAATCCAGATATATCTGAACCCGTCAACTGATAGGTCGCTGAAGCAAGAGCGGTGTAAGTGGCGAAGGCGGTATCGACTGCGGTGTAGGTGGCGTATTGCGCTCCTATGTACCAATACTTGCCCGATGCCAAAATTACATCAAGTGTTTGATTGATTTGCGTATCGAGAACATCAATATCATTCTCAAGGCTCGACCAAGTAGTGAGGTCGATGAGTTGGACATAGTTCTCATCAAGAGTGGGTGTTGGGCTAATGTCGGCGAGGTCAAGGGTTGCTGAGCCGTCGTAAGGCAAGGTGATGGTGTAAGTGCGACCCCCGGGGAATGACTCTTCTACCGAGTAGGTGAATGTATTGGGAACGACATCTGGGTCATTAGTGGCGGGAAGGGCTACCGAGAAGGCTCCAGCGCTCAAGGGGACTACGACACTCGATGGGGCAACCATCTGGTCATCGGTTCCATTACGCAAAACTTCATTAAGGGTAAAACGAATCTGACCCTCAATCGCATTGCCCTCGTAATCAACATAGTTGCCCGTGACGGTGATAGTGGTAAGGCTTGAGGCTAACGGCATTACGCGCCTACCAAAAAGATGATATTAAACTTTTCATCTAATAATTCTTCCGCGATATTTTTATGTGTTTCTGCGTTATTAACTGCGGTTGTTAAATCATCCGTATAAGTTTCAGCGTCATCCGTCGTCACTTCCAACTCGGTCATCAATGCGACATAGGTGGTGTGTTCGGCTATGGGTACATAAGGCTCTGGCATTTATAGTCCCATCAACATTAACTTGCGAGTGGTGTAATGACTCAACTCTTCCGCAAAATCACTTGTTTGCGTGGCATAAGTATCGGCCTCATCCGCATAATCTTCGGCATCGACAACAATCACACGGATGGCATCTGCGTCGGTGTAGCGAGTTAATAGAGCCTGATATTGGTCGGTGGTCACATAAGAAGCGGCCTCGGTTGAATCCACGGCAGGAAGCAAGTCAGCAAGGTTTTGCGTGGTTCCTGCGACGGAGAGAGGTAGAGCAATTTGAAAGGTGCGCCCACCAGTAAAGTTTTCAACTATTGTATAAATAAAAGGTTGAGGCGTAACATCCGTATCGCTAGTAACGGGCAGGGTGATGGTAAAAGAACCCGTAGCATCGAGAGTTTTTACGATGGTGGTGGGAATGATAACGACATTCAGCGTCGTTTCTTTCAGGATTGTTTGTGGTTCAAAAGAAACGCTCCCCGCAACGGGATTACCCACAAGGTCGACATAAGTGCCGATGACGATACAAGTAGAAAGCGATGCGGGTAATGCCATGGGGGATTACACCCCTTGGATTAAAACATTGACCTGTTGGGTTCCTGACGCAACAATTCCGTAAAGTGTCTCCCCATTCTGCAAGTCGATAGACATGGCGCTGTTCTCGGTCAACGCAAAACCATAACTGCTTGAGGTTACACTGCTACCGCCGATATACACGGTTGCTCCACCAGCAGGATTTTGAATGGAGATGGACTGCCCATCTTTTCCACCATGGTTGGAAGAAATTTGCAATGCGGTGGTAGTCAGCGTGGGGCGTGAATGTGAAAGTCCCATAATTCTCCTTTACGAGCAGGGGCAACTCAGATGAATCGCCCCTACTCCTCTTCTGTTACTTCTTCTTTTTTTGTTTTACCCTTGGATTTTGTCTCAGTCGCTTTGGGCTTGGATTCTTCAATAATCATCTTGATGTAGCGATTACCTTCAAGGGATTTCAGATGTTTCCATCCTTCAACTTCGACGACATCACCGGGCTGTAAAGTCTTGCCATCGGATAGCATTTTTTTGAGAATAAGAGCCTTCATCTTAGGCAGTCATATCAATCCACACATAAGAAAATGTCCTTGCTGTGTCGTCGATTGCCGAACCTGTTGGGTTGTAAAGATAAATTGATACTGTGTCTGCTGCTGTGATAGCCGCACCTGCAAAAATTAAGTCATCATTTAGGTTTGACGGTGGATTTACGATAATGATGTCGGTTGTCTTAGCACCTGTGAGGGTGAAAGTCACTGAACCTCTAGTAGTTGCCGCGATTGAAGCGGGGTCTACTGAGGCAGTTCCGAAATCTAATCCGTAGGTTACATCGCCAGTTGAGCCGACGATTGCACCTACTGAAATTTCACCTCTTGAAATTCTATTTACTTGTGGCATTTATTTCTCCTAATAATTGGAAAGGAGTGAGACCGTGAAAAGTCCCACTCCTTTCATTTCTCTAATTAAGCGACAATTCCTGACCAGAAATATCCAAGGTCAGAAGCAATTACCTTATTATCGAAAGACATTTCTGCTTCGATACGGTCTGCTTTGATTGATTCCATACGGAACTGTGAAGTTCCAATGGTTGCTCCGAGACCACCTGAAACGCCTGTCCATGAGAAGGTGTATCCAGCGGAGGGAGTCATAAGCCCGGGCTGTGGGGCGACATGAGCAAGAAGAGCGTTCTTACCAAAAGCAAAACTATATGCTTCTGCTGCACCTTCGTTGTTAGTTGCCTTTACTGCCTTAGCAACCAAAACCCGAGGGATGTCGAACATCGCTGCCAACATGTCGGTTGTGATTGTTTGTGAAGAGGTGTACTTGATGCGGTCTACGAGGTCAGGGTGATTCTTTAGTGCCTTGAATACATCATATCCAAGAACTAGAGTGTTTGCTTCCATTCCGGTAGCGCCGAGCATCTCAGACTTTCCATCCTCAATGTTTGAGATTGGGTCTGAGGAAGTGTAATCACTCCAATGCTTTGCTTCACCTGATGATGGCGCACCTGCAACTCCGAGTACATCGTCTGCCCAAACGCCTGTGGTGAAAAAGTCAGATACAAACTGAAGTTCACGACGAAGCATTAAACGACGAGTAACAAACTCTGTCGCCTCACGGAGCGGATTCAATGGAGCGTCAGCGTTTGCAACTGTCTGGTCATCGACATCTTTGTGGAAAGCAAAAACATCGGCTGAGTATGTTGAAGTTGAGAGGTTGTAACCTCCACCAGCCGACTCGGTACCCGGCGCGCGCCGTTGAGCCTCATCGCGGAACCAGTCATTTTTGGTATATACAAAGTATTTATCGCTCTTCTTATCGACAGGAATTATTGGGAATACCTTGTCTGCGATAAAGTTTGCTTGATTTTGTAAATACGCAACAGAGATGTTGGTAAGGATTGCGTCCACATGGACGGAGTTAATGTTTGGCTGTGGCATTTAATTTTCCCCCTTATGCCGCTCTGCCCGGGGCAGCACAGTTGATGACTGCTGTAACAACTTCACCGGATGCTGCTGACTCGGTTAGTAGGGTGCCAACGACAAACTTCGTTGTGTCTGTTCCAGAGACCAAAGCGACTGCTCTGCCCGTGGCACTTGTTCCAATCAATGCGCCTTCACCGATTGCTGCTCCAGCAACAATCTTTGTTCCTCCGACAACTAGCACTTCTGCTTCTTGTCCTTGGGTTGGAGCATTTTGTAAAACGCCTATCGGAATATCGGTGGCTGCTGCTGCTGCTGCTGCCTGACCCGATGCGTTTAATTTGACGAATGTGTACTGCAAACTGGAAAGGTCTGCCGCTGCTACGAGGGTGACCTTTACCGAGTAGTTAGAGATTTCGTATGCCATGTTTTAGGCACCTTTCTCGGATAGGTATTGGCTATAAAGGTCAGGGTTTTTTGTAGCAATATCAGTAATCGCCTGAGCGAATGACTTAGCGGTACCCTCTTCAACTGCCGACTTTGCCAATGAGGTCATACGACCATAAGCATCGCCCGTTTTGAAGTCTGCTGATTTGCCAATCTCAGCAAAAATGTTTGCTGATTCTGCTTGTGCGTTGAGGGAAGAAAGAACTTCCTCAACCGCTTTAGCAAGGTCAGAATCGATAGAGGTCAGACGACGAAGCGCTGGCCCAACTTTTTCAGCATCGAGGTTGAGGTGACTCCAACCCTTTGCCTTCTCTACTGCTTCCGCATCGGCGCGGGCATCGCGTTCCCTTTGAAGTTCTGCTTTTGCCTCATCTGCCTCTTTGCGGAGGGTCTCAATCATTTTAACGACTGGCTCTGGAGCGGATTTCATGTAATCCATGGACTCATCCTCTTCCATCTCTTCGCCCTTTTTCTTCTTCTTCTTGTCCTCATCAGACATATCGGCGAGCGCCTTCTCCAACTCGGCTATGCGAGTCTGGGCGATGGTGAGTTGTTCTTCTACGGATTTTTCGACCTGCTCTTCAGTAGCCGTGGTTGTTTCCTCCATAGTGGAGTCCTCCTCGGTGAGCGTTTCGTCTAAGACTCTCTGAACTTCAGATTCATCGGCTGATTTCATAATCAACCAACCTTCGTGTAGGTGTGCGGGATGGTCGACCCCACTTGTTTCTTCGATGGCAAGATTCACCATTTTGCGAGTACGACCTGCCAATGTTGCTCCTAACGAAAGAGGGGCTAATCAAGCATGGGGCTGGAATTAGCAAAACCTCGGGCCTAGACAATGTAGAGAATACCATAAGGGCGTAAAGTCCCTTTTTACTGACTTAACACTCTTGTCTTATTTAGGGCTTGTATGAGGTCGCCACATACCCACATCGAGAATGGATTATCGTTTGCCCAAAAACGGGCAAGTCGAAAATAATAATCCTCTTCGTTGATTTTGCTCCAGACAAAGAAAGCATGAGAGTCATTAGGTAGCACCACCGACAACCCGGCGTATCCTGGTGGTGTCGTGACCTTCGAGGCGGTCAGCCCCATGCTCATCAAGATGTTCAAAGTATCATCAACGATGTTCATAGATTTATTTCAGTCCTCGAACTCACCTTCTGAATCGTCCTTGCGAGGTTTCTTTTCACGAAAATTCTTTGGTTCAATTTCGTTTTCACCCTCAGAATCATCCTCGTCAAAACTATTCCAAGCGCCGTGAGTTTTTTGGTCGTGAAGAGTGCCTAGATGCTTGTCTAGGCCAGTGCTTTTTTTATATCAGACTCTTTGCCCTTCGAGGAGAGTGCGTGTTCTTTGGGAAGAAGGTCTGTATCGTAGGCCTTTCTTTTGAATCGACCATTTCGTAGGGCGTGTAAAAAACCATTAACTCGACCCATCGCCCATTGCTGTTCACTCGTTACATTTGGTCTAACCGAAGAAGGATTTGTTCGATAAGCCCCCACCCCACGATTGTAAACTTGCTGAAGAACGCCCACCGTCGTCCTCTTTCCTGCGACATCACCAACTGCCTCGTTATGCTCTTTCACTTTATTTTCTAAGCCTTTGGCGCTTGCTTTCTCGTAATCTTCGAGAGACTTTTTCATTTGATATGCCAAATCGCGCATACCCTTTTCAATCATGGACTTGGCATAACCCTTTAGACCCTCGATGCCGTTCTGAGCAACTTGCTCCTCAATCATCTCGTACTCTTTCGCATCCATAGACTTCAGGGAAGTCTTACGGAGTTCTTCGAGAATCTTCTGGTCTTTATTCATTGTCGTCCCTTTTCTTTTTCTTCTTGGGATTCATAATTGTATCGACATGGACATCAGACACCGTTGGGTCATTCTTTTCCATATCCACATAAAGTCGTTCTGCCTTACCGCCGATGGAGTAACCAAGGATTTCTCCTTTTTGGACTTTTTCCCAAGCCCACGGTTCCCAGATAACGCCGAGGAATACCGTGTTGGCTGGATAGGTGTGGTTGACGGAAACTCCGCTCATGGTTTGAATTGGCACCGTCAACTCATAGGGAAAGGTCATTACCTCGACCCATTCACCAGCGACAACCTCACGGTTGTGTTGTAGACGGATTCGGCGGTCATTGCTTCGAACATAATCCCAAACTGCTCTTTGTAATTCTTCGGCATCCGTCCACTCGCCGTGAGCATCAATGCGGTCTGGAATATACATAGCCCCGAGCGTGTATCGCTTATCGCCTTCGGCTTTTGATACTTCGTAGGTGCCAATCGACTTGGCAAGATTTTGTCGGTCAATTCTTTCAAACGCTTCGATGATGTCGTCGTACTCATCACCTACCCATTCGTTCACGGGCGCGGGCATCGCGCCCGCGGGCGCGTCTGCGACCTCGGCAAGTATCGCGTCGTAATCTTTTTTATGTTCTTGAGCAAGACCCGAATCTTCAAATGTGGTTCCGCGAATCACAAGGCGAAATATCTTGTTGGCTAAATCAGCATCCATAGTTATCCCCTCTTCGCCAAGAAATCTGCCCAACCATCGGCATCGTAAATAATAAATTCTTTTTGTTGACCTTCTAAAATTTTCTTAACGCTAGAACCGCTGTTATCCCAGAGCGAAAACTTGTCGAATAAGCCACCTTGGATGGCTAATGGCAAGGTGCGCGACACATCCTGGTGAGTGGTACGCACAACGCTTTCTGGTACATATCGGGCAGAAGCCCCCAATGCTCGCTTATTAGAACGCTCAACTGCCACATCGGTTGGCACCGTCACATAAACTCCATTGACTTTGTAACCCGCTTGTCGGGCTTGTTCTACTTTACTGGCGAGTTTTGCTACTGCCGAATCTCCTGTGCCATCGAGGACAACATTCTGACCGTTTTCGATTGCTCGCTTTTGGATTCGCTTGGCAAGGATTGATGACTCTTCGTGAGCGAACTCAGCAGCCCTAAAGAAATCTGCGTCATTACTCTCAAAGCGCATCCGCTTATTTTCGGGCAATACTTCCTTCACATCGTCGGCATTGATATAGACCGCTTTGGATTTATCGGGAACATCTACTTGACCACTACGAATGACTGTTGTTTTACCTGACGCTGGCCCACCACCAAGCATTGTGAATGTAGGGTCAACTGATTCTGGAATGTTAGCCGTTGCCTTGGCGATAATTTGTGAATGAAGTAGTGCGCGTTCAGGTGTCGGCTCATAGCCCCCGCGTCCATCGGGAACCATGTGATGCCAAAGCGAATGTTTTGGGGTTAGTGTTGTTCCAGCAAATTCAATCTTCTCTGGAATATCCGCTTTGTACCCACCCGTGGCATCTGGGTTGAAAATCCGACCATCCGCATCTCGGTTCCAATCAGGAATCTTTCCGCTTGCTATTATCCGCTCACGACTTGTTCCAGCCCAACTTCCATGTGAGGCTTGGTCATGTTGACCTTGAAGATGTTTCCAGACAAAAAGTGATTTCTTTGTAGGGGTTGCGGTATCTATCGCTTGAGATTCGTAGCCCTTAGCCTTCGACCATTCCAATGAAGCATCCAAGGCTTCTTTGGCGGTGAGGTCTACTCGATAGATGGGAAGTTTCTCCATGCCATCGAAGAAGTGAGCAACTGAGGCTGCCCAAGTATGGTGACCATCGATAACAAAACCATCTTTAGAAACAAGGATTCGCTCGCTCTCAGAAATCTTCCCTCGTTCTTCTCCGTCATATCCCATCACTCGCGTCTTTTGATAAATCGCACCCACGCGAGAGCCAGAAATTTCTTTTTGAATGGGTTTAAGTTTTGTTGGGTCAACGCGCTCTTTGGATACGCTGACTCCTTCTTTTGCCAAGTCTGCGAGGAACTCAGGTCGCGCTTCTGCTGGAATTTGAGGCATGTCTTTACGAGCGATACCCATTCCTTCGCCACCAAAAAGCAGACTGCCTTTGATTTTCAACTCGGTAATATCAGGATGGTCTGTGCGTTTTCTCATGCCCATGAATAACGCGGAAACATTCTCTGCTTCTACTTCTGGTTGTTTACCGGCAAGAATTTCCTCGGCAATATCATTCGCCCAACTGCCGTGAGTTTTCTGGTCGTGTCCACCCGGATTATGTTTTTCTACTTCTTCACGCTCGGCGCGAGCGACCATGGACTCAGCCCACGCGAATCCCGCATCTCCGCCCCACGCATCCCACGCGACGCGCCCGGGCGAGGGGAATCCTTTTTCTCCTAGAGAGAATCCAACTGCGTTCTTATCGACTTCGTGGCGAGAGAAAAATGATTTCATTCGCTTGAGGGTTTCAAGAGAAATCTGCTCACCTGATGCGAGTTGTCCAGCGCGACGGCGACCCACCGAGGTAAATCCTCTACCCGCCTTCCCTTCGGCAATCCAATCAAGCGCTCGCCGAGCAGCCTCACGAACTGCCTTCGGGGGAGTGTTATCCGCTTTCGAGAATCGATGAATCTGAGCAAGTCTGTTCTTGGCATCTTCTTCGGTTTCATAAGTGCCGAATTTTCGATTGCCCGTTTTGTCGTAAACAACCCATTTGCCGTTTTCTTCCCGAATCATTTTATTGACGGGTTCCTCGGCTATGGGGTCAATACGCATCTCGTAGCCATCGACTGTAAGAACCACCCGCACATTCCCCAAGGTCGTCCCTGTGCGCTTCAGGACATCATCTGCCATACCTTCTGGGAGGGATGAACCAAGGGAGGTCAGGTCGACATCGGTGAGGTAATCCACTTGAATCTCAAAATTGTTCCAGTCATCGTCTGGGCGCTCTACTCCACGACGCGCCATCTCATTGAGAACAAGGTGATGGAGTTCTAGGGTTGCGGGGTTTGGGTCAGACTTGTGAAGGCGGTCATGGAGCGTGGATAGTTCTGCGCCACGCAATTCAATGAGTTTTGAGGATATTTCCGCCATATTCCAATGGTACTCGATTGAATTTCAACTATTGTTGAGTTTTATCAATCGGGGTGAAATTAAAGGAAGAATCTTTTTCTGCCAACAACTCAGCAAACTTGTCCTCATCTTCTTGACTAGCAAGGTACTCATCTCTAAAAACCCCCGTTGGCTTCCACGCTTGATAGGCAGAGGCAACTGCTTTTAGTCTATCTTGGCGGGTCGTCATAATGGTTCCTCTCTATTTTTTTTCCTCGGATGGTAATGCGGGTCGCTCTCTTGCCGTTCCATCGTACACCAATCCGTCCCCATCTCGGTCAATCGGGCCTTGCGTGAGGGTGCGTCCTTCAGGAGTCAAGACCTTTACATACTTGAGTCTAAGTCCCTGCATCAATCGTTTACCCATCCATGTAGGACTCGACTTAGATTCATAACCCCACATCGCAAAATCAGCAGGAATGGGATAGTCCTTCCAACCGCTTATTTCTTTTACATCCCTAAAACCAAACTTAGGTATGCCAACTTCATCGCGTTCTTTTCTTGAATAGCCCGGTACCGCTCTACCCATAATCGCTTCAAATTCTGTTTTATTTTTGGGCGTAACCTGTCCTTTTCCTACTAAGATTCTGTAACTGTCGTGAATCTCAATTAGGTTCTCTTTTGAATACTGGGGGTCAAAGTCGTACCCCA